CAGTGAATGAACTCGGTCTTCTCGTCAGCCTGCGGGCCTTCGGATTTGTTCACGATGGCGTCAGGCAGCCCTTCCTTGCCGAACATGTCCACCGCTTGGCGGTTGCTCAGCTTGAACCGGCGATGCACGCGGTTGATGATCCCCGAGAAGTCTTCAGCAATGAACACCTCAGACAGAGGGATCGCCCGGTAGCGCAGGGACTCACCAATGATCTCATCCACGAAGATGACGCCGGTGCCGAACGCGCCGTTGCTCAGGTACGCCTCGTGCTGCTGGCTGGCGAAGTTAGCCTTTGGTGCATAGCGGGCGCGGAACAGGACATCAGTCACCGCATCCAGATAGCGCTGAACCTCGGAGTTCTCCTGAAGTTCTGGATCTGGAACGCTCAGCCGGTGCCAGCGCTGTGTGCGCGGAGTCAGCATGGCTTCCATGGCAGCAGCGAAACGGGTCAGCGCCAGCGCAGGAGTGGACTCGAACACGCGCTCGGTCCGCTTCTCACCACCCGGCTTGTCACCCTGGAACAATGCGCGATCAGGCCAGATGCGCTCAGCGATCTCCTGCCAGTGGGAATCCCATATGCCGCGACAGGACTTCATGCGCTCCTGTTCGCGGATGGTTTCGTCAGCGATGCTGTCTGCGCCCTTATTCATCGACTGGCTCCGGCTGTGCTACGGCGCCGACGCGGGTATCCCAGCATGGATGGCTGAACCCTTGCTCGACGATCACCACGTATTGAATGTCCGAGTCGCTGGCTTTGATGCCATCCAGCGTGGCCACGGCAGCCTCAAGAGATTCAGCCTCATGCTCATGCGCGACGATGCCTGGGCCGTCTGGTCCTTCAGGGTAGTAAGCGATTGTCGTGTATTTGAACATGTCAGCCCCCCAGCAATGTCTTAGCCGGAGCAGTAGAAGCCCCAGTGGTTGTGCCAAGTGGCGAGCCAGCAGCCAGGATCGTCGCACTACGACCACGACGACGAAGCTGAGCGTCCTCTGCGTCCTGCGCCCGTACCGCGTCATCGATCACTGGTGCCGGCTCAATAGCGACAGGAGTCGGTTTAGGTTTTGCACCACCAAATATGCCGCCCATTGTTCTAGCCTCCCAAAAGTGATTTCTGCGCAGTGCTGACTTGGTTGAAGTTGGTGTTCGAGAGAACGGTAGCCTGACGACCACGGCGGCGAGCCAATGCGCGAGAGGCGTCTTCAGCCACTACCGCATCATCAATCGTCGGCGCGCTCTGGACGTCAGGAGTCTCAGCCTCAGGCGTATAACCGAGGATGTTCTTCTCCTTGTCGCCGGTCAGCGTCGGCAGCCCAGCCTTCTCAAGGATGACATCACCACCACGCAGCGGGTCGAACTTCTTGATCTTCTTGCCCAATGCACCGAACGCGTTTCCGTTCAAGCCGCCCATATGTCACCCCAGAATGTTGTAGTTCGACTCGGCGTATTGCTGCCGGCGCACTGTCGGAAGTTTCTTCCGGATTATAGCCTTACCCTCACCGCCGCCGATCAGCATATATTCTGCCGCTTCGCAGACGTGGGAGTAGATGTTCTTGTTCGGAACATCCTTGAACCTTTCGTCGCCAGCTACTTGAATGCGCTCATAGTGGAAGCCGCCGGCCATACCCTTACGCAGAGTCTTGCAGTCCGGATGAATGATTATACCCGGCTGACCATCGACAAGGCGCATTAACGGCACGTTCATCGAGTCGCGGCGAATCACAGGGTCATTGGTGAAGGTTGGCGTCAGGCCAATGCCGTGCTTGCGCATGATGAGGAACGGCGTGTTGTCGTCTGTCTGCGCCCGGTTATCGCCAGAGGGATCGCCTTTCATGGCTTCGAACTCGTAGTCTGACAGGTAGCGGGCGATGAACTCATTGAGCACGGAGCTGAACTCAGTGGCGCCCATGTCCTCAGTCACGATCTCATGACGGATGCGCCATTGCCCCATTGGCGTCTTCTGCCCAATGACAGCGGCAGGAGTGCGACCGAAGTCCACGCCCATGAACAGGGGAAGACCAGGGTTAAGCTCGAACTCAGCGCAGTGGATGCTGTCGACGTAGTGCGGATATATCGGCTTGCCTTCAGCGACGAAGCCATACTCATTGGCAAGGTTTACGCTGATCCAGTCGTCTGACTTACCCTGCGCGCCGTTGATGTAGTACCCAGGCGGCAGGTTGACCACGTTCTCAGCCAGAGGATTGAGCTTCCACTTCTGCCGGCCATTGGCATCTACGCCGTCTTTGACCAGTCCTCCAGGCTGACGAAGGAACACCCAGCCCTCAGGGTGAATCTCTTCAGCCAGCTTGTAGTACCAGTGGTCATCGTCTGGGGCGTTGGTGTCGCCTATCATGCCGTGCCACGTAGGTCCACCATCCATGGCCGACGGATAACGCCCGTGACGCAGGTCGCACATGTCAACAACCTGCTTGTTCAGCTCCTTGACCTCATTGAGCCAGAAGCCCGTCACCTGCATCCCTCGCAGCTTCTTCACTGCATCAGGCCGGTCAAGCGCAAGGAAGATGATCTCTGCCTGCACCTCGGTCCCGTCATCCAGTAGGAAGTTCAGGAATTGATTGGGTGGCTCCATGCCACCGCCGACGAACTTCCCAAGGTCGCCATATAACTCAAGCCAGTCCTTGATGGTCGTGCTCATCAGATCAGGGTAAGTGTTCCGCACCGCGCACCAGCGAGACTTCCTGACGTTCTGCGCATTGGGCTTCTGCTCACACATGAGGCCGAAGGTCTTCTGACATGACTCAATGGTCTTGCCAGAACCAAGCGGCCCCATGATGAACGTCACACGAGAGCGAGAGGCCTTGTACTGAGCCAAGACCTCACCCTGCGCCTTCGTCCGGAATTCAATCGTCTGTTGCTGGCTCATCTTTCCGTCCTGTCAGATCGCGGACAATGACCATTGGCAGGCCGGTGTTGTTGACTTCTAGCTTGTCGCCGTAGTCGCGAGGCGCAATCTTCGACGCCTTCCAGCGGTAATGGTGCGCCAACTCTTTGGCCTTCTTCAGTTCGAACTCATCAGCCGAGTCGCGGATTTCAGTCTCTGCCCGCTCAACCCAATAGGCCGCCATCATGGTCCGGACTTCTCGCACGCGTGCGGAACGCTCAGTGTTGTGCTCGATCCACGCAAGCAGCGAACCTATTGAAACTTCAGCTCTTTTGGCAATAAGTGTCAGCGAATCACCGTCGCCAATCATCTCGCACACTCTATCCTCAGTGAAGGCATCGAGTTTTGTGCGAGCGAAAGCGTTGTGGTCTGCCATCACGCCCCCTTAGCAATCAGAATGGTTACTGATGGGTCGCCGGGTATGTAGGCGAACTCATTGCGCATCTCAAAGGTGTCTACGGCTTTCCTGCATTCACTCTCCATGCGCGCCATCTCATCCTTGCTCCGGATGAATGCACTTGCCGCTTGGCTCTTAGCGATCTCGATTTGAGCTTGAGCCATCTTGAGCGCGAAGTGGTATCCGAGCATCACACACCCACCGGGCCATAGCCCTGCTTAACCATGATGGCCGAGCCGTCAACGATGAACTCAGGCTGAAGGAAGGTAACGAGCAGAGTGTCGTCGAGGTAGAACGATTCGCTTTGGTCTGCCTTGTTCACTTCGCAGCGCATACGGCCCTTGAGGCTGATGATGTCTTCGATGGCCAGGGTTTCTTTCCCGAGATGCGCGCCTACCACGTTCAGGAGCTTCTGTTCTCTGGTCATCCGGAGATTGAACTCGGCCCGACCTCTGGCTTTTGCTTGCTCTTCAGCGGCTCGAAGCCCATCTGCAAGTTGTTGTTTCGTGCAAGGGGTCATTTGACTTGTCCTTTAGAGTACGACTTCAGTGTCGCGGAATGTAAAGCGGAAGGAGAGGACGCCAGCATTTAGGCCGCCGTTCTTCTCTGACAACACGTAATGTGTGTTTGCCTTGAGGATGTACCGCTCGGACTCGGTCGATAGCCCGATCTGCGAGTTACCTGCGCCAGACCCTGCCAATAGTTTGACAGTTGCCACTGGATTCCCGGAGATGACTGCTGTCGGTGCTGCTGCGAATATGCTTGGCGACACTCCACCAATTTGGAAGTTCCGGTTCCCCGATGGGATTGGCGTACCGCCCGACCATGTCAACTCATAGAGTGCGATGTCTGCGCTGTCCATGGTGGAGGTGTACGTGCGGTCAAGGAACTCAACAGGCCTTGCCCCAGTGAGGAATCCGACGAGGTATTCCCCTGCGGCGGCAACACTCGGCGATGTGTGCGCGAAAGTTAACAGCTAG